CCTGAAGCTACGTCGTAGGTGGTATATGCGTTGAGTTTCATTTTTTTATTCTCCGTGTCTCGGTAGTTGGTTTAGTTGTGCTTTTTTGACTTTGTATTGGTCTTCTAGTCTTTGAGGTGTGAAGTCATGCGCGTGGGTATTTTTATAATTTTCTCGTCGTTTTTTAATCTCCTTGAGTTTATTGTTTTCATCTTCTGCGTATAATCCTTCGTAATAGCGAGGTACTTTTTTATATACGCCTTGTCCTGGTATCGGGCATTCGTCCCGTGGGAAGAAGTCTGTTTTGAATTTTTGATAGAATGGTCCTCCTATTCCTTCGCCTCGTTTTCGTCCTAGGCTCATTGTTATGTATTCTGGTTGTAGGTTTATTATTTGTCCGGTTATTGTGTCTATTCTTTCGTAGTGTTGTTCTGCTCTTAGTCCTGTTATTTTTTTCATTATGTATCGGGCTGTGTATGCGGCCGTTTGGTAGTTGAGTTCGCCGCATGTTGCGAATCCTTTGCCCCATATTTTTTGGAGTGTGTCTGATTGGTATGTTATGACCTCGTTAGTAGTACTCCACTGCACACGGTCATGGAAATCAATGCCAAACAGGCAAGCATGATAATGCGGCCTTTGGCCTTTTTGTTCACCGTATTCTCCGCAGTGGAAGTATCGTATTTTTTTAGGTGCATTTTGTTTTCTTAGCCTTTTTATGAATTTTTGAAAGTGGCTTTTGTTTAGGCTCCCGTCCCAGGGTAGGTGTTCTTTGTCGTAGGTTAGTGTGATGAAGCAGTTGTCCTGGTGCATTCGTGATTCGTGTACGATTCTGGCTGCCCATTCTTTGCTTTTGTCGATGCGACATCCTATGCATTGTCCGCAGGCCACGTCCATTGGTTTGCCAGCGCTTTTGCATCTTTTGAACAGGATGCCGCCATCTTCTTTATTTTCGAATCCCTTCAGGGGTGAGTAGCATGTCAAAGGCGGATTCCGCCTCTGACTGTCATTACCCGGTTTTTCGGGTGTTGTTTCATTACTCCTTTGGCGTACATGTTTCTGCTTCGTCGTTTGCTGAGTTTTCTGCGTCGTCTTGGCATTTTATTTTCCTTTGGTGAGTTGGCGTAGTTCTTTAAGTTGCTCGGTTGTATCTTCGAGCGCTTTTTTTTGCCTTTGGTGCTTCATTTCGAGTGTTCGGATTAGTGTTGTGAAGTCCATTTTTTTATCCTCAAGTGATTGAGGTTTTAGTATACGCGTGGTTTCGCGTTTTGCACAGTAGTTTTACTTGATGTCTACTGTGTAGGTGACACCGTACTCCTTTAGGTTCGGTTTGTCGCCTCTCCGCGTTCGTAGCGGAGTTTTCCCCTGGGCTTGGCCAGGGGATCTCTTTTGTTATTTTTCATCTGGTGTGGGCTCTGGGGCCGCCTGTGGTTTCGGATCTGGTTTTGGTTCTGGATCTGTTATATCTGCTGGTCCCGGTATTGGTCGTGTTCCCGGTCTTGCTAGTGCTGGTAGTTTTGTTGCCAGGTCGTCTTTGTTTTCCGGGTCGTTTACGTATTCGAAGAATCGTTCCGGGCTGTTTTGGAATTGGTTTCTTATTGCTGGCGGTAGTTGTTCGAACATGCTATTTGCGTGTGCTATTTGGTTTTGGGCTTCCTGGAAGTCGAAGTCTGACAGGTCCCCGTATTGTCCGCTCCATTGTTCGAGGTGGCTTAATGTGCCCATCCTCGTGTGTTTTTCGATTATGTTGTTGATGTTTGTTTCGTCTTTGAAGGACTGTTTTGTTCGTCCGTCGTCGTAGATTTTTTCTGTGAGTGGGCTCATGCTCATTAGTTTAGTCCTTTTCTGATTTCATAGTGTGTATCGAATATTCGTTGTATTTGTTCTCTTGTTGGTTGCGCGCCTCGGTATTTTTTTATGTAGGCTTTGACCCATTGGTCTGTTTTTGTTAGCGCGTGTTGTATGCGCGTTTGATGTCCTTGTTTTGGTATTTTTATTTTCATCAGTGCGTCTTGTCGTTTTTTTGTATCGGTTGTTAGTTTTGCTGCACCTTGTCGTCGTAGTTGTCCTGCTGATGTAGGCATCATGGATTGTTCTGGGTCTGCGAATTGTTGGATTCGTTTTTTTCCTGGGACTATTATGTCTTCGAGTCCTTCGCCGACTTGCGCGGCGGGCCCTAGTACCCGCCGTTGTGCGTCGGTTAGTTTTGTTCTCGCGTGTATGTTTCTGATGTTCGCTTTTGCGGTTGCTGCTTGTATTGCTGTGCTTAGTCCTGGTGTTATTGGGTCTTGTTGTTGTGCCATGCTTCCTGCTGGTGTGCTGGCTGGTGATCCTAGGGCTAGTATTCTGTTGAGTCCTGCGGCCTCGAGATCTTTTGCGGCTCGTTGATAGGCCGTTGAGCTCATTCTTTCTTGAAACGCTCTGTTTGCTGCGCTTTCTTTGCCTCTTAATATGTTTCCGACTATTCCGCCGCCGGCGCTTATTAGTGCTACTCCTGCTGCTCCTATTGGCATTAGAAATTCATCCCTTGTCCTGGTACTCCGTATAGCGGTAGTGGTCGTGCTGTTTTAATGTCGTGCCATATGTCTGCTATGAAGTGTGGTTCTGCTGGTACTGCGATTGCTCTGTCGAGTGGTACTCCTGTGTTGCTGGTTATGAAGGTGTCTCCGAGTGTTGGTAGTGTTGCGAAGTCTTCGCTTAGGTTCCAGTTTGCTAATGTTCCTGCTGCGTCTGGTCGCATTAGTCCTGTTAGTTTTGAGTTTTGGAACCTGTATTCGTTGTATCTGCCTGTGTATCCGAATACTAGTTCGTCGTTGGCGGTTCCGTCCGCCCATATTTCTTTGTTCAAGATCGCTTGTTCCCCGATTCCGCTGAGTACGGGGTAATAGAAGTCGAATCTTGTTGCTTTGCTCCAGTATCGGTCTAGTCCTTGACTGTATGTTATGTCTCCGCGGGCGTTGAGTAGTGCGAGTATTACGCCGTGTTCTACGAAACTTTTCGTGAATCCGGTTTGTCCTGCTGCTTCTCCATATCCTGCAAGCCCGCCCTGTTTGTCTTTGTCTGTTGGTGTTGCGGGGTTTGGTGTTGTTTGTGCGACTGGCATGATTGCTACGGGTATTGATCCTCCTCCCAGGTAGACCGGGCGTTGTGCCGTGTAGTCTGGGAAGGTTACTCCCCAGTGTGCTTTTAGTGTTTCTACGTATCTTGTTCCTGATCTTGCGTCGCGCTCGAGTAGTTTTTGTGTTTGGAATGCTAATCTTAGTTCGTTAATTGTCGCTGCTGTTGCGTTTGTTAGGTCTGCGAATAGTACGCTTCCCACTACTGATCCTGTTGCGGATATGTTTAATAGTGTGCTGTCTGTGTCTAGTGCTTGATAGGCACTAGATCCTTCGCTGAATATTCCTGGTGTTCCTCCTATTGATAGTGTTGAGTGAACTTCTGCGCTTGTTCCTAATGGTATTGAGACTGGTGTTGCGCCTTTTTGTGGCCATGGTAGTGCGCTGGTAAAGTAATCGTGTTTTTTCTGTCGTTTTTGTGGTACGGCGCTGTTTCCGCTGACTGTTGAACTGTCCGGGCCGTTGTTTGTTGCGTTCGGGAACGTGTCTTGTAGGTTCTCGTCCCTGAACCAATCGTTCCATATGAGATGGTAGGCTCTGAATGGTAATGCGCTGATGTCGGTGTCGTCTGGATCGAGGTTTATGGGTATTCCCATGTAGTCGCTTAGGCTTCCTAGTACGCCGATTGCGCCTGATAGTATTGGTATCGTGAATGCGATTGTGTCTGCCGGGTCGTCTTGTGCTCCCATGAATTTTTCGAAGTTTACCCAGAGGATTCTGTAGGGTACGAAGAAATAGAATGTATCTATGTAGAGGTTGTCCATTAAGGGTCTTAATGGTGTTGCGAGTCTTGCGAGTATTGTAGTTTTTACGTTCCAGGAGTCTCCTGGTATTACGTCCCAGACGCCGATTGGTACTAGGAAATCGGCGTCGAATGTGGTTTTTGCTCCGTGGCTTAGGTTGAATGTGCTTCGTGGTATGTCTGCTCGAGGCACTTGTGCGAAGTTGTGTCCTGGTACGCCTGGTGCGCTTGGTTGTCTTTTTGCTTGTTTGTATCCGGCCATTATCCTGTTTCCTGTTCGGTTGCGAGTTTAAGTTCGTGTTGGTTTGGATTTCTGTCGAGGTGTGTCATCTCGAGTCCGGTTGCGAGTTTTTCGAGGTCTTCGCCTGTCATTTTTCCGGTTGTGTCGTTGAAGGTTCCTATTCTGTATAGGGTGTAGTCTTGTGGATGTCTTCCGACGTCGTGGTCTGCGTCGGTTGCGATGTCTTTAAATGATCTTATTGCTTGTCCGTCTGCTTGGCTAAAAAATGGTCGCATGTATACGCCTGAAGCTACGTCGTAGATGGTATATGCG